CTCAGTTACCGAATTAACATCATTACAAAAATCAAATAATTTTTGTATCTTATCTTTTTTGTCGTTTTGTAATGCACTTAGATTATCGAGAAATTTCCACTCAGGATCATTGGAATCATACATTTCTATTAATTCTTTTAGACGTAATGCTTTTCTCATACCTAATTCACCTTATAAATAAGAAACGCATTGTCTAATCCTGATATTACATCACCGCAGTTTTCACAATCTACTTCTTCTGGGATATCATTTATACCTTTATAGACATTTCCTATTGTTTTGCTACATTTACTGCATATTATTTCAAAGTATGAAGAAACAATATCTGCTTCTTCTAATTCATTCAATAGCTTATAAGTTTCCTTTATTGATATTTTTGTTTTTCTTGCAAGCACTCCTGGATATATCCATGTTCCTGATTTGTATAGTTTTAGTATATTAAGCAATTTCTCCTGTTGGATCGCATTTAGTTTCGTCTGTCTCAAGATGCTTTCTAATTGTATTAATGTATCTTGTAACATTTTCCATACGCTCCTTTCCAATATTTCTCACTCTTCCACTATAGAAATGTTGGATAAGCCAATTCCCTTCGTTTCTATAATTTTTGATAATTTTTGTTTCATAATTTTCTTTATCAAATCGAAAAATGGTCCATGGATATTCTGAGAGTTCTTCCTTCTCGATAATAAAATCCTCCAATTTTCTTTTTAAATCTGGAATTTTCTTTAATTCATCTTCGAAATCTTCTAAGATCTCTTTTAACTCTCCAATGAAGGGTAATGACTTGGAACCACTCTTCCCAATTCCAATTGTTGCTGTGGCACCTGTATGTAAACGCATATCTTGTTCAACAATTATAAGTTCTTCTTCTTTACTGGCTATATGCCGCATTTCCTCAATCGTTGCCTCTAAATCCATAGATAAAATTGTATCAGTCAAATTCAATTTTATCCAATTAACAACATCGTATACATATTGCATTTTATCTTTTCCAAATATTGTACCAAGAGAATCGAATCTAATCTCTATTATATTCATATCGTGAAAGACACATACTAATATTGGATATCTTTTTTTATGTTCGATACTATCTGCATCTCTTGCTTCCATTTTTATATTGAATTTTATAAATTCTAAATTTTCATTATAATATAAATACGATGGACTCTTTACGATATTATACAATTCTTCATATTGGTTATCTGAAATGTCTAAATAATTCTTTAGTCTTTCCTTCTTTAATGCTTGCTTGATTTTATCTGAGACGTTTTCTTCGAAAGTAAAAAGTAATGAATATTTATAACTTTTTTCAAATTCCCATTTTTCAATACTTTTAATTAATTTTTTATTTTTACGTAAACAGTTTAAGAAAGCATCCTTCTCATCACCGAGAAAAATTTTCCCTTTCTCTCCTTCTTTTTTTGTCAATACATTTTCATTTAATAGACTTCCAATTAATCTTCGTTGCATTACTATTGGATAGTCTTTTACCGTTTGTAAAGTGTAAATATAATTATTGTCCATACAATCCTCCATACAATCAATCATTTTCTATATTTTACCATGCTATAATATAATAATCTACTTTTTTTGATAAAATAATTAAACGTGGATTGGACAGAGCATCTATTTTATTTTTGTAATTTTTAATTTATCACAACTTAATTGTATAACTCTCCCATGGGCATTGTGGGCAAATTACAGCATAAAAAGAACACCCAGTCATCCAGGTGTTCCAAAAAAATGTGGGGGATTTTATGAAAAACTATGTAATCACAAAACTATATAGAATGAGTATGTCTTATCATCTACTCTTTCTAGGATAACTATATCATGATAGTGGTGTGCCATTCTATGCCGTCTTTAAATTTTTCAATGCTTCTGAGTGTAGTCTGTGTGTCTGCCTCCAGCTATAGTCAATCTCAACGCAGATATCTTCCCAGTTCATGAGACATATGTATCTTAGGTATAGCACTCTCCCCTGCAGGCCATCCTGCACATCAGCAATCCTGTTTTCAATATCCATCCGAATATTTAGCATCTCCAGTTTCTTTTTCTCAATCTTTGAAAGAAGTTCATCCAGCTTTGCCATGGCGGTCGACAGATCTATCTGTCCACTCCCTTTTGGCATATCTGAGTATTCTACCGGCTTAGCCCCCTGCATCTCCAGCCGCAGCCCTCTTTCCTGCTCCAGCAGCAACCGGTATTTTCGATTGGCATTCCGGTACTGGTTTAAATATTCTTTTTTCTGTTCATTTTCCGTCAATCTAAGTCCTCCTTTTCGTCGTTATGCGACCGATGCTGCTCCCGGAACTCCGCATAAAATTTATTTATCCCATCCTTGTTCGTCTGGATTTCTTTTGTGTGAAACACATAACCACAGGCAAGACACTTCCTTGTCCGGTAGACCATGTGATCCACACGGCGGGAGTCTGTTACTTTTGTTGCTCCGTTGCATTTTAAACAATCCATCGGATCACCTCTCATTTCTTAAACAAAATTTCAATTTTACAAACAAAAAACCACCAACCGTTATTGGTTAGTGGTCTTTGAATTTAATGTGTTTTAGTGCCAGATATGATATTGCTAAAACCCGATTATGATGCAGAAATTCTTGTTTATCCATTCCGTTGAAGTAATCTTCCAGGGTGGTTATTGCCTCATCCACCATCGTATCAGGGGCTATATCTTCTGCATATTGTTTAAGTAATACATCGTAGTATTCTTCTTTTTTAATCTCCATGCAGTTCTCTCCTTTTTAGATATTATACCACTAACCAATATTCAGTTGTCAATGTTCTGTAAAATCCTAACTTGTAACTAAACCTTAACAGTCCTCATCGTCATAATACTCTGCGTCCTGACAAACTGGCTCTCCCGTCTCTGCATCAGATATGTAAATATCTACCAAGTCACAAAAACCGCTACCATTATTGTGTGTACACGCACTCGTATCACATGATATCCCCATTGTTCTATCCTCCTAAATTCAGATACAGAAAAGTCTTTTCTGCATAGCTCCTTCTTGTTTGCTGCGTCATCGTAAATTAAGCATACCCCACAATTTTTACAATAGAGCTTGCAGTTTTCGCATTGCCCGTTTTGTATTTCAATCCTCATCCCATTGCCTCCAATTTTTTAAACAATGTTGGTGAATAAAGATGTCAGTTTTTCTCCGTGTCTGGATATATTCCAAATCCTTTGTCTTTTCATTCACCGCTTCTCCGCAGACCACACATCTTTTTCCATGAACCTTCTTCTTCATCTTCTCATCCCATTGAATCATAAGCAGTATACCCCTCCCTCAACATTTTAGCTGTAAGACTGACTGTATTAAAATCTGGCTTACTCAAGATATAATAAACTTGTTTTAAGACCGTTTTTGCCTCATGTGTCTTAAGATATTTGTTGATTTGATCTTCTTCTCCACTCTTGCAGCCTCCAAAGGCCAGTATCTTTATGATTTCTGGTGTTTCTTTTCTCACAGATTCCCGGATGTCTTGGTAAGATTTCTTATACCTTGTCTTTAGATCCTGTTCCGGCAGTCCATTTGCTTTCTGAAGACGCTTCAGCTGATGCTTATATTGATTGATTCTCTCTATATACATACCGTAACCTCCGTATACCACTTTTATTAAAACTGGTTACCCGCTCAAATGGCTCAACCATGCGGTCTATAAGCCATCCGTAACCAGTACCCACTATTTTTTATTTATCTCCTATAGGAGTTTTATATTTTCTAAAAATCTTCCTCCGAAAAAGTGTTTCTATATAAGGGTATATAAAATTTTAAAAAAGTGGTTTTTGGTTACCCGCAGCCCTCAAACCCGCATAAACACTCACTTTTTTGCGCTTTTCCGGGTAACCAGTCCATGTAAAGTCGTAACCTATAGCAGATTTTTTGGTTGTCTATTTTCTATATATTTCCTAATCAAAAGGCAGTTCTTCCTGCTCGACGTCTTCAAATCCATCAAACGACTCATATTTATGTTCTGTGTTGATTCTTACACACCGGACCGGCTTGCCGTTGATCTTCACAAGCTTATCTGTCCTGCCTTTCTCACATTCACTGATCTGCTGTTTTTTCAACCAAGAGGCCAATGCTCTCGGATTATATCCAGCATCTTCGCAGATCTGATTAAAATTCCTCTTGATCACATTGACATAACCTCCGACCATACTGCCCCAGCAATCCGGACTGTCCGGAGAAAACTTCGCCTTATTTCCAATGACTGTCTCATATAAATAGTCATAGGCCCTGGCGTTTGCATCCACGCTCTCTTTGCTGTGCAGATACGGCAGGATGTCATTGATTGTGAGAGGTCTGTCATCTGCGAAGATCCAATTTGTGGCCAGAGTATCTGCAGTCAGGATTGCTGCGGCCGCCATAGTCTGTTTTTCCGTGGATCCTACGCCTAACTCCCGGTAAAACTGTTTATAGAGCCGGTTTGCTTCTTCTTTCGCATCCTCAGAATCCAGCAGGGTCACAAATAACTTTCCTGCAAACCCATAGTTTTCAGAAACGGTGTCTGCCACCTTCGGTGCATCTTCAAATACCTTATCCCTGCATTCGATCTCAATGATCCGGTTGACGGCCCCGCCGCCGGAAGAATCGCTGGAAATTGGTGTTTCCCCGGACGTTAGCGTGCAGTTCTTCCACGTTGTCGTCTTCTGCAGTCCTCCAGTCTTAGCCCCTCTCATCTTTCCGATACCTTCACAGAGCATATAGACAATCTGCTCAAAACTTTTCTTGTCCTTGACTAACTGGAACTCATCCAGAATCAGAGGCAGGTTATTCACAAATCCGCTCTGCAGTTCAATCGCTACTTGAGTGCCATTAAACGTTTGGATATATCCGTTGTCACTACCCGGATTTGGATTGGCCCACACAGAGGCCGCCAGCATTAAAGCCACAGTCTTCCCCGCTTCGGTCCCTCCCCAAAGGTGAACAATGAAATTCAGCTTCTTGATCACTGGCAGGATTACACTCGCGAAGCTGGCAGCCAAAAGGATTCTTCCGACAGATTCCGTCTTTCTGATCTCCCTGCATAACTCTAGCCATGTATCAAAGTTCCCTTCTTCCCTAGTAGATTCAAACATATTTTTAAACGTATTAATCCCATCAAATTCAATCCCCTGCACGTATGGAGAAAATCCAAGGTCCTTGATCCATCCAAGACGGCTTACCGAGTTCTTTACCGGTATGATTTCAAAATTTAGATTCTCAAGATCATGGATATAGCTGATCAGATGTCTGGCATTCTCTGAGTTGACCGCGATCCCGGCATTTGCAAGTTCCAGGATCCCTGTGGTACTTGCCAAGGTCTTCTTTTCATAGATCTCCTCTTTCCACACATGCCCTTTGCGAAAAGCAATCTTAAGTTTTTCAATCCCAGTGTCCGCATTGACCAGCCGTTCTACCGGGAGGATCGGATGCACACAGGCTACATCTTCCCCATGCTGGGCATTCCTCCTGGTAATACACAGATCATCTGCCTGCCAGTCTCCAGAGGCAAGCTCTAAAGGCTGCCCTGAAAACTGTGTGGCATTGTTTATGATCTGCCCGAGCTTCTGTTCCTGCGTTGAAATATAGCTTTTGAGCATCGGTTTGAATCCAATATAGCCAACTTTTTTTGCTTGTTCCGCGATCAAATTTGTCACCCGGTTGAACTCAAACCGGTCATTTTTACGGTTGTATATGTAGGAATATGGCTGTTCTGTATTAAAATCCTCTTTTGTGTACTGTGGCATGACTTCATCCATCTTCCATATACACCCCCTGTTCTAATTTTGATAATTCTGCAAGCGTGTCATAGATCCCTTCCTGGCAGATATCCCATTCTGTGCTTCCTGGGTCGAAACAACGGATTACTTCCCGGTACATTCCCAGCCGGCGCTGCAGAGTCTGAATCATGTCGCTGCGATCCGTTGTCTCCGACTTTCGTGTTTCCAATTTTCTTCGTTGCACAGAAATCTTCTGCCTGTAACTAGCCATGATGTTCGCAGAGGATCTCAAGGATCCTCTCTCCGGTCTCTGCTTTCTTACAGAACTCCACACCGACTTGATACCGATCCCGAATCGTACAGAGAGAACGGTAGAGCTGTTCTCCTGTAGTCGGTGGATAAAGTCTGATCTTTCTTTGCTTTAACTCTTCCTTTACTTCCTCAAACGGCGTACTCCAGTGAAATCCATATTTCTCTTTGGTATCTTTTTCAAACTTCCATTGCCTGGGGTTTTTCCAAAAGAAAACGTCCTCCATGGACTGAATGTTCCCGCCGTGTTCGATCAGCAGCACCAACTGGATCCTTGCTTGATTTGCCCTTTTTAACTCTGCCTTAAACCGTTCATGCTGCTGGCAGACGTTTGAGCATACTTCTGAAAGGTTTTGTTTTCGGTCAATGACCAGCCGGGGATTGTCAAGCGACATATAATCCCCGACCAAAAGTTTTGATGTAAAAAAGTTGACGTTTTTGCTTTCAAACGTCTTTAGAATTTTTTGGATTGCCCGCTGCTTTTCTCGTGAATCAATCTGTACGTCCATAGGCAGCCCCTAATTGAACGGAATTTCTTCCTGCAGGTTATCCGGAATATTCATAAACCCATCGCCGTTTGTCTGCTGCTTGCTGGTCAAAAGTTCCCCATTTGCATTTCGCGGCAGCAGTTTTTCTTCTGGTACATCTACTCCTGCAGCAATCGCATCGGTGCTCCGGAAGAAAAAGCATTTCGTAGCTTTTTTTGGCTCATTCTTTTGGTTTAAGTATTCTTCTTTTCCAAAGACTCCTCCAAGCTTCTTCCCTTTAAAACAGTCTGCATAGCCAGATCCCCAAGTGATCGCAAATCCAGGATTAGACTTCTCCACACAGGTATGGAAGGTCTTCAATCCCCGATTCGTTGCTCCATCCTGATCAAAGACAAGCTGGTACACAATACATCCCCACTTTTTGTTTGGGCGGATATCGTTCTTAAACTGTTCTTCGTAGTATCTTGGCTGCTTATCAGAAACATCCGTATCCAGATAGATCATCAACATGTCTTTTCCGGTCCGGCTCTTTGTCTCTTCTATTTTTTTAATCACTAGGATATGCCCGCCGACTTCCAGCGGCGTAAACTCTCCATAAGGCTGTACGTCTTCATAATCATTTGGTTTCTTCATTTTTATCTTCTCCTTTTTCAAACTCATAATAATTTCTGATTGTTTCATCAACCTTTGCCAGGTCATTATCGATCGTTAGGTCTTCAAACATCCCGATCGGAGACTTTGAGACGGCCCCACCTGATGCCTGGGTAATAAAGAGGTGATTACCGCCTTCTTCTACGCACCGCAGTACAATGGTGAACATCCCCTCAATGCACACTTTTTCATCCAAGAGTTTCCCGATCGTCTTTGGTTTTACTTCTCCAAAATCATTCAACTCTTCATGCATCATTAGATAGACAACTTTATCTTCCGGCAGTTTACTGACGATAAACTGGATTAGATTCCAGAAGTAATCCCCAATGTCGTTGTAAAAAGAAAAGACGGCATTTCCCTTTCCGCTGCTGCTATGCCCACGCATAAAATGATTTGTAATCAAGTAGCCTGCGTCATCAATGACAATGGACTTCGCCTTTGCCTGCACTAACGCTTTCATAATGATCTGATAATCGTCCGTCTTCCATCCATTGATTTTGCCTTTAAAGGGCAGGGGTTTATCCAATACTCGGATCAGGTTGAAATCCTTGTCGATACAGTTCCTTAAAGATGTAGATTTGCCGGAACCAGATTTTCCAATGATTAAGACTGGTACTGCCATTATTCTTCACCTTCTTCCCTGATCATCGTCTGCGGTGCCGCAAACTCGATCATAGACGATACAAGCTGCAAGATTGAAACATCACTTTTTTCAATAAATGACTCAACGATATCTGCTGCTTCCGGTGAAATTTTCACAACGGCCCTTCCCCACCTGTCCCTGCTAAGGGTTGCCTTGTTTCTTTTTACTGTAATGATATTCTGTTCCATATTTTTCTCCTTTCATTGATCACTGTAATGAGAGTTGTATTGAAACTTATTTGATCTGAATATTATTTTTTTCTACCAGCTGCACCCCTTTGAGCTGGATTCCAGATTTTAATGCTTCTTTGATCTTTGATTTATTTGGACTTGGTTCCTTATAGGTTAAGTAATCATCATCAATCGCGGACTGATCTATGATGTCAACCTGTTCTGATCTCCGGAAAGTGATCTTTGCCTTTTTCGTCTCAAACTTCTCCCCATTTAAGAAATCAGAAAGACAGGCTTTTATGGATTCTGCCCGGTTCTTTGCTGATTTTTCCCTGGCTGCAAAGGTTTCCTTTTCTGCTTTTAATGCTGCCGCATCAGACAAAAGATTTTTATACCACAAAGCCAGGGATTCTATTTTCTGCTCCTGCTGCATCTGCAGATGGTTCAGCTTCTCCATGTCAAGGATCTCTCCTGTGTCCTCATCAATACACTGCATGATCTGTTCATCAATCTCATATAGATTTGCCATCCTGCACTTCCTCCTCTTTTATAGAAATCCCTAAGATTTTTAAGATTGTTTCCCTATCCAGATAAGACTCTGTTTTATAAAGCTGCCTAATGACCTCAACCCGCTCATACATACAGGCAAATTCATCGTAAATATCTAACGCAATCAACACCTTATTTTCTTCCATTACTGTCCTTTCTGTGCTACAATAACACTGTAAATGTATTTCATTTATTTGTTCTTGCCTTGCCAGGGCTGCCACCCTGCAGGGCATTTTTCTTTTCTAAGCGATCCAATCCTTTCATGATCCCTCTTATGACGTATTTCTCCTGTAAATACGGAACCAGGATCTCCTCTCTGAGTGCTGCAAGCATTACCTGCGCATCTTTTTTATCTGCCATTTGCCTCACCTTCTTTCTGAATTGATTATTTTCGTAGACTATGGTAAAATCTAGTCGAAAGGATGTGTATAATATGAAAAAATGCTTTATTATTTGTCCTATCGGCGAAAATGGTTCTTCTATAAGAGATAGATCTGACAAACTCTTCAAACACGTAATTAAGCCAGTTTGTAAAAAACACGATTTTGAACCGTACCGAGTAGATCAATCTAGCCAAAATGGATCTATTACAGAAGAAATCATGGATTATCTCAACAATGCGGAACTTGTAATTGCCGATTTAACAGATCATAATCCAAACGCTTTTTACGAAATAGGTTATAGATCCGCCTTAAAAAAGCCAATCATTCATTTAAAAGCAAAGTCTGAATTAATCCCATTTGACATTAAAGATATAAGAGCTTTTGATTATGATATAACTGATCTTGACTCAGTCGATGAATTGAAAGAACGTCTATCACAAACAATTTCTACTATTTCTTTTGATATAGAATCTTCTACAAGTCAAAATATCGAAGATGAAAAGACGCAAGATTTCAATCTGAATATTTTTAAAGAACTATATAAAATTCAGGATTCTCTTAAAGAAATCAAACAGTCTATCTTAATTAACAATAATTCTGCTGTAGAAGTCCTAGCTGATAAATTATCTAGTTCATCTAAGAAAACACCTGAAGAAGTTTTAATTGAATCAATGATTCCTATTTTAGTAAATGATCCAGACAAATTAGAAAACTTATTAAAACTCTCCGGTCAAATTATTGATGAATAAACTCTTTTTTTACATCGTGATATAAAATATCTAAATAATCTTCTACTAGGCCCTTATTTAATTTTGGAGAAACGTTTTCAATTTTTATTTCAATAGAAAATGTTTCTCCTTTTTTTTCAAATTGCAATTTCTTTTGAAGTGTAATATTAATACTTTCTTTCATGATTCTCCTCCTTCTATATTCAATATTTCCACGCTACCCCTGCCATCCAAAACAGTACCGCTAAAGCTTTATAATCAATCAGCGCCAAAATGCATCCCAAAAGAAACATCACTTTTGATATACAGTTTTCTGTCATAAGCCCTCCTCATATGTACTTCTCTTTCGGTATCTGCAAGATAACATTCAACTTCGCCAGCTCCATTCCAGTGAATCTTCCTGGATTCTCACGCTTATATTTAAATGCCACATCTGAGATCCCAAGTTTAATTGCCATCTTTTTATTGTCCATCTGCCGGAGCATCATGTATTCTTCTATGACTCCCCGTTTGGAGCAGATGATTTTATCTGCATCTGATAATGCTAATCTCGGCATAATGATCACCTCGCTTTCTTTTCAAAGTTATCGCCCCATTTATAACAATATATTGTGTGTGAACATTAGTTCCATACAATATATTGACTTTAAAATATTTTTATAGTACCATATCGTTATAAAAGTTGTGATCAGCGTGCCCCTCATTTATAGAAAGGAAAAATATATATATGCCTAAACGAATTAAAGTAACAAGCGAGTCCACAACCGGACGAAATGAAACTTTTCATGATAATTTTACAGGTCTTGATATGACACGTTCTCAGTTTGTCAATAAGATAAATCAAGGTGACTATGCAAATTATCATGTTAGAAACATCAATGGTGTCCCAACACCTGTTTCAAACCCCGATGCTACACGCAACAATAATTTAGATTAATTATCAACCGGCACGCACACAACTCTAAATCCATCTTTTTCTATCACATCTTCATCTGTAATACTTATTATCAACTCCTCTTCAAAACCAATTACTTGAATCTCCTTAAGTTGTCTTTCTCCTATTTCCACTTTTCTTCTCCTTTTCATAAATCAATTTTTTGAAAAAGCTTTTCCACTTCAATTCTTAGAACATTAGAAATCAGCAGAATATCACAGACTTTAATCAATTTTCTGCCGTTTAACATATCACTGAGCATCTGTTCAGAATAACCTAATTCTTTCGCTACAGCCTTTCTTTTTAACATTTTTTCATCCATAAGCCGTGCAGCATTCTCAGCCACTGGATAATTACACTGCTCAATACTTATTTTTTCCACTCTTATATCACCTCCTTTTCATCCGGTTTTTTCTGCTTAATGAACCTTTTCATAGGTATTTTCAGTACAGAACATACACTTGCATACTCGCCTACTTCAAATTTTCTTTTTCCCAAAAGCGACATACACAACTGTGTCTCATTTAATCCAGATTTCTCTGCTATCACTTTTTGTTTGATCCCAGACTCATCTATATAAGTTTTTAATTCTTTAACTTCAAGAAACACTTAATCACCTACCTTTTATTTTCATTTACTTAAAATATTTTCAAACACCGGAATTACCGAGTCAAAATATACCCATGTGTCACATTCATGACTTGAATATTTGCTTTTATCCCTCCGGTACTCTCCGTACTCCGGTTGTTTTAGATCATTCTGATTCGCAATTCTTCCAATCTTATTAGCTGACACTCCAAACATGTTTCCAATATCCCCTGCTGTGTAAGTTTTTCTTTGTTCAATGGCTGGAAGTGGAATGATCTGTTCTCCTGCTAATACCTCACTTGCTTTTGATACCAAGACATTTTTGTATGTCTCTGACAGAGTCTCCACATTTGCAAGTTTCAGAAAAGTCTGTGCCATTCTTGTCTGGGCATTCATTTTCATGACATGCAGTCGCTCATCCATATTTTGTTTCTGAGGTATTCCTTGCTGAATTACATTTTCCATGTCATGAAATCTGTTGATATACTTTGCTGTAAATTCAGTACCTTTGACGCCGGTTAACTTATGGGCGATAAACTCACAACCTTTCTTTGTAACCTGATAGCATAGACGTTCTTCGCCTTTTCCATCTTTGTACGTACTTTCTGTAAAAAAATCAACCGACGCAATATTGCGTTCGTTCAATTGATCTATATATCTACGCACATCTCTAATTAAATCAGTGTGTCGCTTTCCAACCATCTCTGATACTTCTAAACTACTAATTGTTTGTTCAATATTTCTCATTTAAACCTTCTTTCTATGTTGATTTTTAAAATTTCATAATTCAATAGTATCTTTTTAAGTTACTTCATGATAAAAAAATATATTTAATGGATTTTTGATGTCTAATTTATCTATCATGATTTCTATTTCGTCGCTGCCGAACACTCCTTTTGACATTTTCTCATAAAATGTTTTTGGTGTAATTCCTATCATTTCTGCGACTTTCGTTTGAGTTAGCCCCCTCTCTGCTATAATTCCGCGAAGCTTATCAGTTCTTATCACTATATCACCTCCGTATCTTTTTAAGTTACTTTAAGTATAACACATAAAAGTAACTTGTCAAGATATTTTTTATTGATTTTATAACTTATTTGTGTTATTATTAGGTTACACTCAAATTAGAAAGAGGTGAATCAAATGACTATTGGAGAAAGAATTGCTGAGACTAGAAATCGTATAGGCTTAAACCAAGTTTCACTTGCTGACAAAATAAATGTTTCAAAGCAAACTTTGTATAAATATGAAAATAATATTATTACAAACATACCGTCAGATAAAATTGAGCGTATTGCAGAAATTCTCAATGTATCTCCATCTTATTTAATGGGTTGGGACGAGGCGGAAGCTCGTCTACAATATGAAAATAAAGAAATATCAGAGGTAGTTAATATGTTAGAGGTACTACGCGGAACTAATGAATATGAAATAATGATTGAGATTATAAAAGAATTAGATTGTTTAAATCTAAATGGCCTGCAAAAAACATATGATTATGCTAAGGATTTAATAGAAACAAAAAATTATGGTTCCATTGAGGACTTAAGAAATTTTGGTTCCTTAAAGAAGCAACGAGAAGATGATATTAATTCTAGCTATTCGTTAAATGCTGCTCATGAGCGTACCGACATAAAAGCTACTGATGAAATGAAAAAACACGATGACGACATCATGAACGATGATAGCGAATGGGAGTGATTTGCTTGACTTACGAAAGACTACTTATTGAAGCTGAGAAAAAGAAGCTTAAAGTATTGGAAAAACCATTGTGGCATAGTGATGGTCGGATCTTAGGTGATCGCATCGCTATAAGGAATACTATTGATACAACAAAAGAAAAAGCCTGTGCGCTTGCGGAGGAAATCGGGCACCATGACACCACGGTTGGAGATATTCTGGATCAGACAATCTCATGGAACCGCAAACAGGAACGTCAAGCAAGAATTGAGGCATACAATATCATGATCGGCTTAACGGGCATTATTCAGGCTTTTGAACATGGTTGCCGTAATAAATATGAAATGGCCGAATATCTCGATGTGACAGAAAGCTTCCTTACAGAAGCTCTTGAAATATATGAGCAGATATACGGATGCCGCACTATGATCGGCAGCTATCTGATCCAGTTCATCCCGAACTTAGGGGTGGCAAAGTTGATTTAGATTTCAAATACACTTGAGAGGAATGTAACTTTAAAATATGACTATAAGGAGGTATGATGAAAAGAAAAATTTTATGTATTTTAATGATGTTTGCTTTGGCATTACCGGTTATTTCTGTTCAGGCCAGTTCCAGACCTAAACTAAAACTTAATAAATCAAAAATAACAATAATTAAAGGAGTCTCTTATAAACTCAAAACAATCATTCCATCAAAAGCAAAGAAATGGGAAAGCAAAAACAAAAAAATCGCTACTGTTTCTAGCAAGGGGGTTGTCAAGGGCAAGAAAGTAGGATCAACATATATCATCGCAAAGTCGGGTAGATATAATGTAAAATGTAAAGTTACAGTTAAAAAGACTTCTTGCAAATCAATAATTCAATATGGAAAAACCTGCAACTTAATAAAAGGTGAAATAATACGTCCATACTACGAAATGATAATTGCAGCGTCAGGGGCAAAATGTTTGACTGACGAGGGGAAAGCGGTAGAAATCTACAAATATTCTACCAAATCAAAAACCTATAAAAAAATAAAGAAAACAAAAAAAGTCTCTGTAAATGGGATTTCTTTCAAGACATGCGCCATAAAAAAAGGATATATACTCTACCTGGACGGCTATAGCAAATCAACAAAAAATAAAATTATTAAATTATTTAAAAAGTCAATATAATAAAACCGCCCGGCGGCAACCGGACGGCAAATCGAAACTATACTGAACAATGCCAGATATAATCTCCGTAGCAAGAATATTATATCATCTTGGCATCTGTTCTGGCAATAGGTGTTATTTTTATACAATTTTTTAGGAAAGGATGATGTAAAATGCCAACAGCAAAAAAACTCCCAAGCGGCTCCTGGCGGTGCCAGGTATACAGCCATTCCATTGTCTTAACGGATAAAGATGGGAATATTGCGTATGATGAAAACGGAAATATAAAGAAAAAGCGGATTTATGAGTCTTTTACTTCTGATGACACCACCAAGAGAGGGAAAGTCGAGGCGGAGTCCATGGCAAACGACTTTATTTTAAACCGCAAAGACAAGAAAAAGAAAAAATTCAGGGACGTTGATATGACCTTATTGCAGGCCATCGACAAATATATAGATCAGCATAGTGAATCCCTCTCTCCTACGACTCTTAAAGACTATGATTCAATAAAAAGAAACGGTTTCCAGGACATTATGCTGCTGAAACTCAAGGAGTTCGACGAGGACGTCCTGCAGGATGCCATCAATCGCGAATCCAAGCGTGTTTCCAAGAGCAGATGCAAGAACCCTAAGCCTATATCTCCAAAACGTCTCAGGAACGAATATGGATTGATCAGACCAGTATTAAAAAAGTATCGAAAAGATATTGATTTTGAAGAGATCACTCTCCCTCAGGTCGCCCCAAGAAATCCAGAGCTGCTTCCGCCTGAAATTATTTTTGACATTATAAAAGGTACTGACATTGAATTAGCTGTCCTTTTAGCCATGTGGCTGTCCTTTTCACAGTCAGAAATCAGAGGTCTGACAAAATCAAACTCTATTAATGGAGACTATTTGACAATTAGAGAAGTGATTGTTGATGGAAAAGACGGTCCGGTAAAAAAAGAAATCGGAAAAAATAAATACAGAAATAGAAGACATAAAATCCCGGCACGTATAAAAGAACTTATTAATAAAGTTGAAGGGGACGTATTGGTTCCAATGAGTGGTAGTGCAATTTATAATAAATGGATACGTTTATTAGATGAACATGAGCTACCGCACATCACTTTCCATGATCTCCGTCACGTCAATGCCTCTGTTATGGCCCTGCTCCGTATCCCAGATAAGTACGCCCAAGAACGCGGCGGCTGGAAATCAGATAAAGTTATGAAAAGAGTCTATCAGCAGACCTTTTCTGAGGAACGTGAAAATGTCGATAAGAAGATTGATGCTTATTTTGAAAAGAAAATGCAACACGAATGCAACACAAAAAAGAAAAAGAGCACGTAAACACGCGCTCTTTGCGATGGACTAGGCGGGAATCGAACCCGCGTCCAAAAACCCATCCCCTCAGGCATCTCCCATTACAGTCTCTGTATTGACATTCCCTCCATACTGCTCCCAGAGACAGGATCAGTACTTCAGTAGCTTCATAAATACTTCATCTGCCGCAAAGCTTAAACAGACGAGGGTTCTACATTATTTGAAGCCTAATGACAGGCTGTAGATGACCTGTCACAGACTACTGCTGCCCTTAGGCTGCAGCGTACGCTAATTTATTATCTGCGTTTAATTTAAGTTTACACCGTAACGTGGTCTCTCCGAATGGCTTCCCGAGCTTCAGAATCCCTGTCGAAACCAGTACTAGCCCGAATATTTCCTTATATAGTATAACCCATTTTTTGTGAAAAAGTCAATAAAAGAAATGGATTAGGCCAAAAACACCGCATAAACGAAGACCAACAGTGAAATATGAACAGGATAAAACAAATAAAAAAAGTATTTCATCCCTTTTCCTTTCACTCCATGGTATGTTTGGAGAACCAGTATTGTGCCAAGGCAAAAAAATAATTTAATGAAATAAGAGGGAAGCATATATAAATCAAACCCATAAGATAAGATATCTTCTGCGGGAATCCGTATGCCATAAAGCAAGAAAATGATGATTCCGAGGGCCGTAAATTTCTGCTTTTTCTCTCTAAAAAAATAACACGCAAATACAGCCATAACCCCGTACATATCATAATCCGTGTGCAGCACCCAAGCGATTCCCGCACAGAGTACAGCGGCCAACAGACCAATCCATCCTTTGCCCCGCTTCTTCATCTCTTCATATGCAAAGCAAGCACATGTCCCCAGCAGCAGTGTAAATAAAACATTGGTAAATCCAAACTGCAGTTTCAGGGTTTCTCCTTCTATAGTATCTACAAGATACTGAAATGGAATCTCTGACAGAACTGCAAATACCAAAAGGTTTCTTAGATAGCGGAATCTATGCTTTGTATACCGACAGGACTCTGCACAGAAAAATGCAAAAATAAAAAATGACATAGAGGTAATGCCGAACAGCAGAGTGACAATGTTATAACATATTTCTTCCCCCAAATGAAGCCATACGCTCAGTCCACTTACGATCCAAAAGAAACATATTTTATATGCATGGTCCAAAAACATCGTGATGGCCCCAAAAGTTTTAAGTTGAAATGCTGTATATTCTTTATATATTATCATAATCACAATTCCTTCTCACACTGGCAGAATCACCGGTTATGCAGCCTCAAATACCGTGTCAGGATTTGATCTAACAGCCTGATGTCAATGGGTTTTGGCATAAACCCGTCAAACCCCTCTTTCTTAAACAACTCCTGTGCTTCTTTCGTCACATTGGCTGTTAACGCTATGACCGGAACCGCCCTCTTTTTTTCATTCGGCAATGAACGGATCACTTTTAATGTTTCAACACCGTCCATCTCAGGCATCATATGATCTAAAAAAATAAGATCATAGTCCACTTCCGTCACCGCCTGCACAGCCTGCTTTCCGGAGTCTGCACAATCAATCTGCATCTGGTACGGAGCCATCAGTGCCTCCGCCACTCCCAGATTGATCTGGTTATCGTCGACAAGCAATATTTTTGCCTCCGGGATCGGCCGTATCATGGAACTATCAAATTGGCCGGCTGTCCGAAAGACCTTCTTTTCAGAATACATCATATCTTCCAGTCCAAAGCAAAACAGCGGAGAATAAACAGCCGGCTTCTGAATCCCATATGCGTCTTCTTCCTGGCGCAGAAGTACGATACCTTTCAC